TCTTTAATCTTATTTTCATAAGATTCCTTTTTCAGGAAGTAAGTGCTGTATATAGTTATAACTCCCGTAGGATTATAACTCACTTAAATCAGTCAATGCCTTTGTGGAAGTAGTCTAATCTCCCCTTGCAGTGCTCTACCAATGAGCTACAGTTTCTTTTGTTGTAATTAAAAAAACATTAACAGAGCATACATTATTTCCTTTGGATTTTATAGGATGCATTTTCCCTGTAGCAGTAGGACTAACCCCTTTCGTTATATGTTTGTGCACAACATATAAGTACTTTTAGCTTACTACGATATTCCTTACGGTTTATCTTAATCCAACATAGTATGTTGTTAATGTTAACACAAAGATGTTTATTTTACGGCTTATATTATCCGAATTACTAAACATTTAGGGATTATTGTTAACACAAATTAATTTGTGTTTATTCTTGAAGGTGTACCTATTACAAATAGTGTAATAAGTACTCCACTAATGAGTATAAATGTTAATGTTTCCATACTTGCAGCTTTTAAAGATAAGTACTAAAAAAACTATTTCACATCTCACTTGCAATGACTATGCAATTGTATAGGGTACAGAGCCTATATGAGAATGTGAAATAGTGTAATACTTTAGCTTTAGAATATGTCTAAAGTTTCTAATGGAGAAGTTCTGTCTACGTTGACAAGACATCCTTCTTCAAGGATATCTTGAAACATAAACGCCATCTCTTGAGATGGATCTAAGTCCTGCTGGACTTTGTAAAATGCTTTGCCTGCAAGCAAAGAGTATTTGCCGTTATTAGAATTGAGTACTCTTTTGAAAGAAGTAACACCAATTGCTGTCTTGAACTCGTCTACTGAAATGAAATTCATAATCTTGTGCTTTAGTTTAATGTGAAAATTACTATCCTAAATTAAGGGGGGTGTTTAGCTATGGAAGTGTTTAATGTGTATGTATATATAATGGTGTAGTGTATATTTATTCTCGTGAATGTGTTTAGGAGTTTCAAATGAATATGTATAATTTTTCAGTTCCAAGTGAATGTGTTTAAAAGTAAGTATACATATATGTATATATGTACACGTTTCAAGTGTATGCGTGAATGTGTAAAAAAATAAGTGAACTCGTTAGAGTTCACTTATTTATGTGTAAGTAGGGGAGTGTCCAGTTAAGGACTTTTGAAAATATAATGTGTTATTAGATAACACATTATATAATAATGAAGAGTGTGATGGTTAACCTGCACCATAAGGACAAGCACACTCTTCATTAATTCATTGAAACTAAAATACGTCTCCTGTATCCTCGAACTTCGAGGTACAGTTAATCAAGCAACCATCAATGACTTCTTCATCGTCACCGATGATGAATATCATATCCTTGCTTGTGTCCAAGTCCTGTTGGACCTTGGCAAACTTGCCATTATCCAATAGTAAGGAATACTTACCTGTTGCAGGGTTAAGTACTCTTTTGAAGGAAGACACACCTGTGATTTCCTTGAACTCCTGGATTGAAATAAACTGAGCCATCTGTGTAAGGCTTTAAGGTACAACAAACTATTGTACCAAACATAAAGGGGAGTGTCCTGCTAAGGACATTTAATTTTGTGGCTCAATTTAGACCACTATCCCGAAGGGTAGGGGTATTGAATTGAACCAAAAATTAAGGGGGGTGTTTTTTAAGGGGAATCACACACTTATTATTCAGACCAATTTTTAAATTTTATAAAATTTTTACACACTTACTAAACACACCTATTTTTAAATTTTATAAAAAATTTTTTAGAACCTTTTAATTACAAGTGAAAAAGAATTACATTTGTATCTAAAGAATATTAAAGAAAAAACTGAAAGATATGAAAGCACTAAGTAAGAAGTTAGTATTACCTAACAAGGATTATTACATTGTACATTTGTCTATTATTAATGCCCTGATTCCCAGTAATAAATTAACACCAAAGGAGATTGAAGTACTTGCTTCTTTTATGATGTTGCAAGGTGATATTGCTGAAGATAGGTTTGGTTCTACTGCTAAAAAGAAGATAAGGTCTGAACTTAATTTATCTGATGCAGGATTATCTAATTACATTAAGAGTTTAAAGGCTAAAGGATTTGTCACTAACTCTAATACTATTTTGCAGATGCTTATTCCTAATGATGTAAGTCAGGATTATTATTTACAGGTTATAAATAAGGATTATGGCACTACAGAGAAATCAGCTGATTAGTCAGTATTATGAAAAGGTAAAACAATTATACCCTAATTTGACTGAAGATGATTTTCATTCTACTGTCCTTGATTCTTTTAAGTATTTTAGACAAAAGATGATTGGTGAAGATTTACCTAATATAAGGTTAAAGGGTTTTGGCAGTTTTCAAATATTTCCTACACCTATACTTGCTAAGTTAAAGGAAGTAAAGTGTGATGTTGATTTTAGAGTAGCTCAAAATTACAATATTAGGGAAGATGATATGTATGTAAAGCAATTGAATATATTAACTAATTATGTAAGCAAATATGAAGAATCATTTAAAAAAGTTGCTGAAAGGAGAAATACCATTAAGTGATGTTTACTATTATTTTCAAGGGCATCTAAGAGAAAAGCTCTATTATTCTAAATTTAAGTTTCTAATAAGGAAACATATTCAGGAACAGTTTGAATATAGGATGAAAGTAATGGATAAAGATTGTTATCTTGCAGGACAATGTAAGATTTGTCAGTGCTCTATACCTGCACTTACTCTCTGTAACAAGGAATGTCATGGTAAATGTTATCCTGTAATGATGTCTGCTTCAAATTGGAAAAACTTTAAAAAAACTATTAGAGATGTGGAATAAAACAGTTCATGATTTTGGTAATGCTAAACCTAAAACTACTATTGAAGCTACTTTTAAATACTCAGGTGCATTAACTATTAGTGAAATAGCTGTAGCTTGTGGTTGTACTACTTCAAAGTATAATAAAGGATCTAATGAGGTTATTTTAAAATATACCACTACAGATATTCCTAAGCATTTAGAAAAACTTGGTCAAAAAACAATGGATGTTGCAAAGACTGCTACTGTAACTTTTGATGATAATTCAAAACAAGTGTTGTTTATTAAAGGTGTAATTAAAAAATAAAATTATGAGATTAGAATATGGTAGTAAAGGAGAGTTTGTACTACAGTTACAGGTAGCTCTTAGAGAAACAGGACTTTACAAGTTTCCTATTAATAGTTTGTTTGATTCTTCTACACTTATTGCGGTAAAAGAATTTCAAAAAGCTGCTAATTTATCACAAGATGGTGTAGTAGGACCTATGACATGGGAAGCACTTAATAATAAGACTTCTGTATTGGGTAATAAGTTGATGTATTTGATGATACATTGTACTGCTTCAAGAGAAGGACAAGAATGGACTAAAGGTGCTATTGAAGAAACACATATGGGGCCTGCTGATATTATAGGTGGTGTAAGATATAAGGGTAAAACTTACCCTAATAGGAATGCACTTCCACAAGAGTTTATTAACAATAAGCCTATTAGAACCATGGTAGGTAGAGGTTGGTCTAAATGTGGATATTATAAGATGGTGCATCTTGATGGCTCTACTACTGTTATTAATCCTGTTAATGAGAATGCTGTAGTAGAAGGATTTGAAGTAACTTTTGGTGCACTTGGGTTTAATAATAATTGTAGGCATATTGTGTATGTTGGTGGAGCTGAAAAAGTTAATTGGCAGATACCAAAAGATACACGTACTCCTGAACAGACTAATACTCTCATTAAAGAAGTATTTGATACTATAAAATTACATCCTAAAATCAAAATCTTAGGGCATCATCAGGTAGCAAATAAGGCTTGTCCAAGTTTTGATGTACCATCATGGTTAAGAGATATTGATGTTCCTGAAGAAAATATTTTTTAACATGGTAGAGATATTTGAAGTACATAATTCATTTGTTAAACCTGTTAAAGAACTCTTACTTATATCTCCTTTTAAGGAAATATGGGATAGAGATACTACTAAGCATAAGGATAATGCAATAAGAGAATTTTCTTATGTTTATTTTGTGGTGTCACCTAAGAAGAATAATCCTTATTCAGGTTATAAGGAAGATGAAAGAGAAAGTAAGGTGATAAAAGGTTTATGGAAAGATGAAAGTTGGGAACCTGATACACTCATATTTAATGCTATTGAAACTTACAATCAATGGTTATCTGATGCTTCACCATCTATGAGGTATTTTAAGGCTGTTAAAGCAGGTATAGAAGAAACTATTAATTTCTTTCAGAGTGTTGATTTTAGTGAAAGAAATGATAAAGGATTACCTGTGTATAAGATTGGAGAAGTTATTGCTGCATTAAAATCTGCTAATGAAGTACTTAGATCTATGTCAGATTTACAGGAAAGAGTTGAGCAAGAAATTTATGAATCCTCTAAAACCAAAGCTGGTAAAGAGATAAACCAATTTGAAAGATGAAAAACAATTTTATTGATGCATTTGATGATTCTACATCAAACAAAGTTTCACAGTCTTCTTCACAGAAGCATCATGAGTCATGTTCTAAGTTTATATCTATGCTTTTTAAAGCAAAAGAAGATGCTCACATTAGTCATATAGAGCAAAGAGTAAAATCTTCAGCTTCACATGACGCACTTGGAATATTTTATGATGCTTTAGATGGTTTACTTGATACATTTGCTGAAACAGTAATGGCAGTACATGGTCAACTTACTCTGTCATTTCAAGCATCAGGTATATCTAATCTTGTATCTTACTTTGAAGGTTTGTATAAACAGGTAGAATCTGCTAAATCTATGTTTAAGGAAACTTGGATTCTAAATCAGGTTGATGAAATGAGTCAACTTATAGCTCACACTCTTTATAGATTGAAATATGTAACAGCAGCTCCTGCACAATAAACTGTATGAAAGTAGAATCAGTAAGAAATCCTAATGGACACTGGGTTAATACAGAAGTATTTAGGGAAGAAGCAAGGCATTTTGAGAAATATGGTTATTATTGTCCTGACCCTTGGGGTTCACCATCATGGCAGATATATTGGGAAGAACAACTTAGAAGGACAGTTGAAGGATATGATGTAGGAGGAGTTAAGATAACAGGTGATCATTACTTTTATCTTAACTTCTGTCCTATTATGAGGGTAGAGAAAAATGCAGCAGGTAGGAAAGCTAAGAAATTAGATGGTTTTCCTGACTTTTGGGATGGTGATTATAATTATTATTGGGCAAGTGAGATAGCTTATAATGGTATTACACTACAGGATTATAAAGATCTTAATCTTCAAATTACTATTGAAGAAGAATTTCTTGATGGTGGTAGACATGTTATTGTAGGTAAATCAAGAAGAAAAGGTTATTCTTATAAGAATGGTTCTAAAGTAGTTAATAAGTATAATAATACAAGAGATTCATTGTCTATTATTGGTGCATTTGAAAAGAAATACTTATACCCTGAAGGAACAATGGGTATGGCAAGTGATTATATTAACTTTTTAAATCAACATACCGGGTGGAGAAAGAATAGAGATTTTATTGATAAACAAGATCATAGAAAGGCATCATTTAAAGAAGTGGTTAATGGTGTATCCATTGAGAAAGGTTATGGTTCTCAGGTAATGGCAGTTACTTTTGCAGATAATCCTGATGCTGCTCGTGGTAAAGATGCTGTTTATGTACTTCTTGAGGAAGCAGGTAAGTTTCCTAATCTTAAGAGTTCATATATGGCTACGGAACCTACACTAAAAGCAGGTAAGTTTATAACAGGACAGATTATTATATTTGGTACAGGTGGTGATATGGAAGGTGGTACTATTGATTTTGCTGAAATGTTTTATGATCCTGCTACTTATAACTTATTACCATTTACTAATATATGGGATGACAATGCAGAGAATACAAAGTGTGGATTCTTTCATCCTATATTTTGGAATATGGATGGTTTTTATGATAAACAAGGTAATTCTCAGGTAGAAGAAGCTACTGAATATGAGTTGGTAGA